CGCATTCGGAGAGTTTTTTTCGCCATGGCCGAAAATCTGGACCTGCTTGGCTGGCCAATTCCGGAGCCGCGCGACGCCGGCCGACCCGAACATGTGCCGACCGACGAAAACCGCAATAAAATCATGATGATGCTGGTGTTCAAGAAGACGAACGCCGAGATTGCCAAGGCGGTGGGGCTGTCGCAGCCGACTTTGCGGAAGCATTATTTGCAGCAGCTGGATCAGCGGAAGGTGGCGCGACTGCAGCTCGATGCGACCAGGTGGGCGGCGACCTACGCGAAGGTCCTGGCCGGGGACATGCAGGCCATCAAGGAACTGGGCAAGATGCTCGAGGCCCATGATCGCGCTGAACTGGCCGCTAACTTCGGGGCCGACACGCATCAGCGCAGGGAGCGGAAGCCGAAGCTGGGCAAGAAGGAAGTCGCGAAGGTCGAGGCTGAGACCGCAGGGCTCGATACAGAATGGGGCGACGATCTCTTGCCGGGCGGTCGGGTGAACTGACGTGCTGAGCGACGAGGCGGCGATCGGTTGGGACACTTCGTGCCTCGACTGGGAAGACCGCATCATGTCGGGCACCTCTCTGGTGCCGGCGCTGCCGCTGTTCAAGGAACAGGTCGACAAGGCACTCCGCATTTTCAAGCGGCTCAGGATCCCTGATGTCGCCGGCACGCCCACGATGGCAGAAGCGTGCGGGGAATGGGTCTTCCCGCTGGTCGCGGCCATGTTCGGCTCGCTGGACCCAGTCACCCAGACCCGGATGATCCAGGAGTTCTTTCTCCTGGTGCCCAAGGGCAATTCGAAGACGAGTTACGGCGGCGCCATCCTGGTGGTGGCGCTGATCATGAATGAACGGCCGGAGGCAGAATTCCACCTCATCGCGCCGACCATGAAGATCGCCGAATATGCGTACAAGCAAGCGAAGGGCACGATTGCCCTCGATCCTGCCCTGTCCAAAATCTTCCAGGCGCAGAACCACCTGAAGATGATCACGCACCGGACCACCGGGGCGACGCTGCAGATCAAGGCAGCGGACACCGACGTCATCACCGGCGGCAAGCAGGTGGGGACGATGATCGACGAGACGCACGTCTTCGCCGAAAAGAGCAATGCGGCGGATATCTTCACCGAAATCCGTGGCGCCCTGGGCAAGCGGCCCGACGGCTTCCTGCTGCAGACAACGACACAGAGCAAAAAGCCGCCGTCGGGCGTGTTCAAGTCGGAATTGCATCGAGCGCGGGACGTTCGCGACGGTAAGCTCCGACTGCCGCTGCTGCCCATCCTCTACGAGCTGCCCCGCCGGCTGATCGTGGACAATGGCTGGAAGGATCGCAAGACCTGGCCGCTGGTCAATCCGAACTTTGGGCGGTCGGTGCGCGAGCAGTTCCTTGCGGACCAGCTGACCAGCAAGGAACGCGAGGGCATTGCCGCCCTGACCTTGCTAGCATCGCAGCACTTCAATGTCGAAATCGGCATTGGGCTTCGCACAGACCGGTGGCCAGGGGCTGAATTCTGGCTCGGCCGGGAAGACCCGGTCATGGCGGCGATCGAAGGCAGCCGGGCAAAGCTCGCCTCGTTGCTCGATCGCTGCGAGGTGGTTGTCGTCGGCATCGACGGAGGCGGCCTCGACGACCTGTTCGGCATGACGGTGCTGGGGCGAGTGCGGGGGTCTCGCCGCACCTGGCTGCAATGGTCGCACGGATGGTGCCACCGGGGCGTGCTCGAGCGTCGACAGTCGATTGCCCAGGACCTGCAAGCGTTCTCGGAGGCTGGCGAGCTGACAATTGTCGACGATGCGTTGAACGACATTTCCGAGATCGTCGACATCATCGTCGATATCGACGAGCAGGAACTGCTGCATTCGGTTGCCGTGGACCCGGCAGGTCTAGGCGAGTTGGTCGACGAGCTGGCTGAGCACGACATCACGCAGGACAACGGCAAGTTGATCGGCGTGGCGCAGGGCTATTCCCTGATGAACGCCATCAAGACGGCCGAGCGAAAGCTGGCGCGCAAGACCCTTCTGCACAGTGGAAGCGGGCTGATGGCATGGTGCGTCTCGAACCTCAAGATCGAGCCGACCGCGACGGCCATACGCGCCACGAAACAGAATGCCGGCGACGCGAAGATCGACCTTGCCATGTCGATGTTCGACGCGGTGTCGGTGATGAGCACAAACCCCGAGGCCGAGGGCCCATCGGTCTATGAAGACCGGGGCCTGGTCGAACTGGAACTGGAGGAGATATGAGCTTTATCGGCGACCTCCTCGGTTTCGGCCGTCGCGAACATGCGGAGCGGGTAGAACCGGAGTTCAATGCGCTCGAATACGGCCCCAGCGATTCCTTGAGCAGTCCAGGCGGCTGGCTGGTCAAGCAGATCGGGCCCAAGACCAAGGCCGGTGTACATGTCACCGACCAGATCGCCCTGACGCTGCCGGTGGTCTATGCCTGCGTGAACCGTATCGCGAACCCAATCTCTCGGTTCCCGCTAAAGATGTTCCGGGCTATGCCAGATGGGTCGCGTCGTGTCGTAACGCCAGACGAACATCCGTTCGCCGCCCGGCTGGGCATGCGACCCAACGACCACATGAGCTCTCGTACGGTGCGCAAGACGGCGCAGCTTCATGCGCTGCTGGCAGGCAACGGCTATCTGGAGATAGAGCGCAATGGCCGTGGTCAGGCACTGGGCCTCTACCCGCTGCAGCCGCATGTCACCCGTCCGGTCAAGGAAAACGGCCGCATCTTCTTCCGGTCGACCATCAATGGCCGAAATGTCGAGCTGGCCCATGAGGACGTGATCCACATCATGGACCAGAGCCAGGATGGCTTTATCGGCATGTCGCAGATTGCCATGGCGCGCCAGGCAGTCGGCATGGGACTGGCGATGGAGGAATTCGGCGCCAAGTTCTTTGCCAACGACGCAAAGAGCGGCGGCTTCCTGATGCACCCCGGCAGGCTGAGCCCGCGGGCGCGCGAAAACGTTCGCGGCAAGGACGGTGAGACGAGCCGGGCGCCGGAGAACCCTGCGGCCGCAGTTGAGGCACAGGGAGGCCTGGACAATGCCCACCGGGTGAAGGTGCTCGAGGAAGGGATGAAATTCATCCAGACCACGATCCCGCCAGAAGACGCGCAGTTCCTCGGTAGCCGCGAGTTCCAGATCGCCGAAATCGGTCGCATCTACGACGTGCCCCTGATCCTGCTGCAGAGCCAGGAGAAGCAGACATCGTTCGGGGCGGGCATCGAGCAGCTGATGATCGGGTTTGTCCGCCAGACCATCGATCCATGGGTCGATGCCTGGGAACAGGAGCTCAACTGGAAGCTCTTCACCGAAGAAGAGAAGGCGCAGGGCTATTACGTCAAGTTCAACATGAACGCCCTGCTGCGCGGCGACATGAAAACCCGCGCCGAGTTTTACACCCGGCTGTTCGGGGTTGCTGGCCTGTCGCCCAACAAGATCCTCGCACTTGAGGAAGAGGACGGGATCGGCCCGATGGGTGACCATCACTTCGTACCGGCCAACTTTGTCACCCTCGAGCGAGCGACGGACCCGAACTACGTGCCGGCAGGGGAAAAGAGCGCGCCGCCTCCATCTGAGGAGGAAGACGATCCAGAGGACGAAGACGAGGCCGAGGCCATCGTGGAGGAAGCCACCAAATGAAGTACGGGCATATCTTGGCGGCCATGGCCGCCGAAATCTGGGCGGTCGACCAGGTCAAGCTGCAGGCCATCGTTGGCTTTCTCGCGCTGCAGGCCTCGGGTGAGAAATTCACCGCCGAAGAGATCGAAGCCAAGATCGCGCCCCAGACGGCCAAGGCTATTGCGCGGCGCGAGGGGGCAGTGGCGATCATCCCGATGCAGGGGGTGATCTCCAACCGCATGGCGCTGATGAGCGACATTTCCGCCCCTGGCGGGGTCAGCTCGGAATTGCTCATGTCGCAGCTGCGCGCCGCGATCGCCGACGAAGGCGTCAAGGCGATCGTGCTCGATTGCGACAGCCCGGGTGGCAACGTTCACGGCACCGATGAGGTGTCTGCCCTGATCGCGGCAAATCGGGGTGGCAAGCCAATTGTCGCCCAGGTCAACGCGAACTGCGCAAGCGCCGCCTATTGGATGTGCGCCTCGTGCGATGAAATCGTGATGACTGGCTCGGCCGAGATCGGTTCGATCGGGGTCTACACCATCCACGACGACATCAGCGCGGCCCTGGAGAAGGTTGGCATCAAGAAGACCCTGATCGGCGCGGGCAAATTCAAGGGGGAGAATGCCCCGTTCCAGCCGCTCTCGGAAGAGGCCCAGGCGTACACGCAAAAGCGCGTCGATGCCTATTACTCGATGTTCATCGAGCGCGTCGCCGCCGGCCGTGGAACAGACGCCGACGCCGTGCGCAACGGCTTCGGCCAGGGGCGGATGGTTGGGGCAACCGACGCCGTGCGCATGAGGATGGCTGACCGCATCGGCACGATGCAGGACACTCTTGCCCGCTTCGGTGTCGGTGCGCCCAGCAGAAGCAAGGGCGCCAAGGCGTTCGCCACCGAACGCGAGAAGCGCGCCCTGCAGCTTTAGAAGTTCGCCACCTTGGCGATTGGCCCCGTTCGCGCGCCGGCGCGGGCGGGGCTTTGGTTTGACCGGCACCTTACGGAGACAGCACATGCTGACCAAACGTTCCGCCATTCTGTTTGGCGGCTTGTTCCTCGTTATGGCCGCAATCGCGGTTGTGACGTTCATCAACGGGCCCGATATCGGGCATCAGGTGGCGTTCCTTGCCGACCAGTTCAACCAGCATAGCGTTCTGGCGTTCACGCCGCTTGCCGCCCTGCGGGCGTCCCGCGTCGAAATCCATGGCAAGATGAAGGCGATGATCGAGGCCGCAGAGGCCGAGGATCGCGATCTTACTGCCGAAGAGCAGGCGCAGTTTGATGCCTGGAAGGCGGAGAAAGACAAGCTCGATACGCGCATCACTCGCGCGGAAGGGATTGCTGCAGCCGACGCGGCCCTCAATGCTGTCGTTCCCGCTCAGTCCCGCCAGGCCGGGCCCGGCAACGTGCCCCGCGCAGGTGGTCCGGAGGCCGCCACCCAGTTCGAAAGCATGGGCGAGTTTCTCTCGGCCGTCCGGTTCAATCCCAACGACCAGCGTCTTAACTTCGTCGAGGGCGTGGGTGCCGCCACTGACGAGAACGGCCTCCAGGCCGAAATGCGGATGGACAACGACACTGCCGGCGGCTTCATGGTGCCGACGCAGTTGCGCTCCAACATCATGAGCATCGAGCCGCAGGACTCTCTCGTGCGCCCCCGCGCACAGGTCATTCCCGCAGGTTCTCCGCCTGATGCGGCGATCACCATGCCGGCGCTCGACCAGTCGGGCACCGATCCCGGCCACATGTTCGGTGGCATGACCTTCAGTTGGATCGAAGAGGGCGGCGAGAAGTCCGAGACCGATGCTGCACTGAAGGCGATCACGCTGACCCCGCATGAAATCGCCGGCTTCGTGACGGTGACCGACAAGCTGCTGCGTAACTG